CACCTTCGGGTCTGCGGTCATCGCACTCTCCTATCGCGCAGCCGACGAAGCCGATCCGTCGCCTGACTGCGCTCGTCCTTGGTCGTGACATGGTGAATGTGCCGGCGGAACGTACCGTCAGCGAACGGGTGACTGTTCTTCCGGTGAATGTCCATCTCGCGGATCACGTTCGTATCCGTCAGATCGTAGAGCTTGGCGGGCTGCATCGGGCCTCCGTTTCCTTCTCTGCGGCGCGCTCGGCCTCCATCGAAACCAGCGCCATGATGGCGAACTGAAAGAACAGGATCACCCCGATGACCGCGACGCCTACCCATGCCGTGACGCTTCCATCGGCGGCGAGGCGTGACGCTGTGGCGACCTGGAACATGCCGGAGCCGAAGGACAGAAGCATGGCACAGAGATAGCGATTAGTGGCGGACATACTGCGACGGTAGCGGCGAGCCTCAAACGAAGTGGCGTCGATGATTCGCGTGACGATGTGCTCGCCATCGTATGTTCCGGATTTGCTCTGCGAAATCTTGAGAACGTCGCCAGCGCAGAGCCAGTGCGCTGTCGATGATGTGACCGTAACGCGATGCAGAACGTAACGGCGGAACCATCCGAATAGGTAGCGCATCACAGCCCCGCCGCGATCAGGTCATCGACGCTGCGAGCCACGACGACCTTGCACCCGCAACGCTCGGCGCGCTCCAAGAATACGACTTGCTCCGGGCGTAGCTTGCCGGTGGCGCTTTTGCACTCGACGTACAAAGCGCGGCCATCGTCAAGATAGCCTTGAATGTCGCTCATGCCCTTCTTGCCGAATCGCACGTAACGCTCGCTGCCGGGGATCTTCACCGCGCCGACGTTCGCACGCCAGCACTCGATGCCGCGCATCTGTAGAAAGTGGAGGCAGGCTTTCAAAGTGGCGGCTTCGCTCATCGGTACACCCGTTGCCCCGTCGCAGAGAACAGAGCGGACCGTCCCTTAGAGATCATGTCGTTCCAGTTGTCGCGCGGTGTTCCGAGAAACAAGTGGCTTACGTTGACGCATGGTGGGTTGTCGCAGCGATGACAGACGAACATGCCTCGCGGGATCGGACCATGAGCTAACTCCCAGGCAGCTCGCGAAGCCGGCGTGCTGCGCAGAACTAGTTGCCCATGCCGAATGCGGCGCATCGCAAAGACTCCGTATCCGCTCTGGTTGGTACCGCCGCGCCACAACAGACAACCAGAGCGGGTGAGCGCACCGACTTTTTTGAAAAACCGAGCGCGGTTATCTTCCGGCATGTTGGCTCGCAGCCAGACCTCGAAGTTCATCGAACTACCCTGCCCGCGACCAACCTGATGCGGCACTTGTACGCCGCTCCGATCTTGTCTGCCATTGCTGGTTCGATGGACTTGCCCGCGATTCCGTTCTCGAAGCGGGACAGGAAACTCTCGCTGCACCCGATCTTCGCGGCCATCTGCTTCAACGTGAGCTTCTGCTGTTCTCGCAGCACTCTGAGTTTCGGTCGGCTCATTCGTCTCCTCCAGTGCCGGAAGAGTCTCACCGATTCGCGGTCCTGTCAAGAGGCAGTTCGGAAAAGGCCAATAACTACGGGCAAAGAAAGTTCTTGACAAGTGGAAAATGGCAAGTTATTCTATCCCCGTCCTAGAGGAGATGCCGAAATGACGACCCTGCGAATCACGATGACCGCGACGAATGGAATGGGATTCCCCGAACTGTTGGAGCCGGATACGTGGGAGACGGATGCCGAGCAGTTCATCGCTGACAATGACTGCGACGAGGAGGAGTCGGACATTCTCCGCACGCTGCCGCTCGGCGTCGGGTACAACATCGGCGGCGGCGCTGGCCCGCTCTTCACGGTGGAGCGCATCTCGTGACCGTCTACCGTCTGAAGTGCGCGCCGGACGCGGGCACGTTCGCATCGGCTACCGAAGCCGTTCTCTTTGCGATCCGTTGGGGACTGTCTCCGAAGTGGGAAGCGGTGGCCGCGTGACTCCGAAAGAGATCCTCGCGCTGTGGAATATGGCGGTCGCAATTCACCGGCTCTACTGGTCCACGTTGCGCGATGGCACGATCACCGACGAGATCAAAGAGGCCGACAGGTGGGCTTGCATGCAATTTATCAATGCGACGTGCATGAGTGGCCCGGACGGTGTGGCGATGGGGCGCTGACATGAGCGACGGCTACAGCATCTTCGGCCACCGCATCCCCTGCCGAAACGCCTACTGCGCGAACAATCCGCGCTCCCGGTCGCACATGGGCGAGGTCTGCGACGACTGCGAAGCCCGCGAGCGCCGCGAGGATGAAGAGAACCCGCGTTGCTCCGTGTGCGAGGTCCGCAAGAGCGAGCACGGCGCGGAGTTCCCGTGCCGCATCGACGAACAGGACGAACCGTTTCCGTGCAGTCCGGTCTAACGTAGTCCAACCCTGAGAGGAGAGAGCATGAGCCAGCTTCGGAACCTGTTGACGAACAAGGTCATCGCGCACAAGGTCGGCGGCGGTCGCAACCTGTCTCGCATCCGGCGCTCGCGCAAGAGCATCGCTGCCAAGGTGCGCCAGATGCGCTCCGAGATCACGGAGCAGCGGGCGCTCGCCGCGTCGCAGTACCAGCCCAAGCCGCAGCCGAAGCCTGGCCTTCTGCGCCGCGTCGGCAACTTCCTCACCCGCGCTTTCAAGGGGAACTGACATGCCCACCCTGGCACCCTACCCCTTCGAGATCCCCGACGTTCGCCGCCCGCGCAAGGTTCGCGGCTACGTCTGCGTCGCCTTCGCCGGGGAGAAGATGTACTCCGGCTGCGACACGAACGACTCCGAGGACGCCTACTGGAACCTGGTGGACTCGGCCCGGCGCGACATGGTGACCGCCGCCGCCGTGGACGACAACTTCGACCCGTCCATCGACCGGCCCACCGTCCGCATGTACCAGATCCCGAGCGAGGGCGAGCCGAGCGTCGAGATCGTGGAGATGGAAGGATGAGCGCGCCAGAGTTTCAGATCGGAGAAATGGTCTATTACGCCGAGGCGTACTCTTGTGCGGAGGTTGAGAAGCCGTGCCCGGTGTGCTGCGGGAAACTCGCGGTGCAGATCATTCTCGGAAACGGAGAGATTGAGTCCATCGAATGCGAGGCTTGCGCAAAAGGCTACGGAGGGCCGCGAGGGGTAGTGACTGAATTTGCGCCTACTAGCCGAGTCGGCAAAGGCGAAATCACCGGCGTATCCAAGGACAATTTCAATGGCGGATGGTGCTACTCCGTTTCGGGCAGCACGGGGCGGAACATATTCCGCACGGAAGAGGAAGCGGAAGCAAGGAGAGCGGAACTCTACGCCGAGTGCCTTGCGCAGGACGAGCGGCGAAACGACGCGATCATCGCGGACAAAAAGAAGGGATTGGCTTGGGCGGTACGGTATCACCGGGAGAAGATCCGCTCGGCCGAAAAGGATCTGGAGTATCACTGTAGAAAGCTCGGAATCGTCCGAGAGAAGCAAGCGAAGAAGCCTGCCCGCATTGCCGCCATCGAAGCGGAGGAAGCATGAGCATGAGAGACGGGACGGACATCGGCTGCAAGATGAGCAACTACGGCCATACCATCGACGATGGTTTTGCGGAAGAGTTGATTGCCGGCGAGGGCGCTGTCTACGGTCGATACGCCGGATGGGACTTCCACGCTGCGGTCTACTACGAAGCGGGCAGGTTCTTCGCGGACGTTTGGTGCTACGGGTCGAAGCGCAGCACCGAGTCGGCTCTATCCCTGCCGCAACTGATGAACGTGGTGTGCGATAGGTACGGGCGAGCATGATCTATCACGCCACGAATCTCCAACTCGTCTCCCGCGCCTGTCCCTACGCGCTCGAACTGTACGAACAGAAGGTGCCCTACTCGCGGGACGTGTTCGGCGTCGGGATCGCGGCCCACTGCATCCTCGAAGCCGTCCAGACCTGCACCAACGAGATCGGGCGCGAACTGACCGAGGAAGAGGTCAAGGTGTCCGCGCTCGGCGTCTGCGAACGGTTGATGACCACGGGCCGGTCCTACGATGGAGTTCCCGAGCCTCCGATGAAGCCGGAGACGGTCTTTGCCGGGCAGGAACTCGCGCTCGATTGGCTGCTCGGCGTCGAGCCGTGCCAGCCGGGAGCGCGAGTCGAACAGGGCCTCGGACTCGACGCGCAGGGCCAGCCGTGCAGCTACTGGAAAGCGGACGGGCTCACCATCCGGACCATTCTCGATTCGGTTCGCATCTCGCAAGAGGCGGACGAGGAGAGCGCCCGAACCGTGCTCACCGTGCGCGACTGGAAAACGGCTTGGAGCACGGACGAATCCGAACTCGACACGCTGCAGCGGAAGATTCAGGCGATTGCGGCGTGGCGGACTTACGGGCCGGTGGACGTGCTACGGCTTGAGGTCGTCAACGTCCGGTTGCAGAAGGTCTACACCCGCGAGCTGTACCGCGAGGACGGACTGGACGCGCAGATTGCGGAATGGTGGCGGTACGTCTCGGCCACCGTGCGAGCACTCGACGCGCAGAAGGCGCTCGGACCCAGGCCGGCGGCGCCGGGCGTTGGCTGCAGCGGTTGCCCTTTCGTCCTCAACTGCAGCCACGCCGCTGACTTTTACGAGCGGCGCAGAATGTTTGGAACGAACGAACAGAAGGCCACCGCGTACTGCGCCATCTCTGGGATGCGCGATGCGCTGGCCGAGGAACTGCGGAACGCGACGGACGAGACTCCAATCCAAGTCAACGGAGGATCGGTCGGCTACTTCGCCAAGGAGCGCAAGAAGCTCAAGGAGGACGGCTATCAAGTCCTGTGGGAGCGGTGGTCCGAGGGTGGAGGGGAAGTCCTCGGGTTCGCCAAGGCTCTCAAGCTCGGCGCTGGCAATGCGACGAACATGGCGAAGGCGCTGCACTTTGACCGCAAAGAGAAGTCCGACCGCGAGGCGCTGATTGAGGAAGTGACGGAGTTGGATCGCGTCCGAGAATTCGGCTTTTCGGCGTCGGAAGAGGAGGCAAGCGCTATTGCGGTTGCTTTCAGAGAAAAGTGCTATCAAGAGGGAGCGCCTAAGTGAGCGAACGCTACGGAACCATCGCCGGGCTTGTTGGCCCTGATCCTGTTGGGGCGGTGCTGACCATCGGCACGAAGGGCGTGAGCGGAGCGCCCACCGACCGCGACCGTTTCTACCTCAAGTCGGTATTCGCGCAGGACGTTGGAGGTGTACTCCGCAAGGAACCTCACCCTGCGTTCGCATCCTTCAACTCAGCGCCAGCAGAGAAGCGCAAGACGATCCGTGGTGTGATCGTCCACGCTCGCCGGGAGGACTGTTTCGAGGCGGGCTTGGCGGCGCAGAAGATCAAGGGTTTGCCGAGTCATCCGAAGAAGATCCCGACCTGTTGCGGAAACGGCATCGAAGCCACCCGCTACTTCGGGAAAAAAGAGGACGGGTCGGATGATTTCAGGGTCATTCGGTGTCCCCACGATCTCTGCCCGCAACGCATCGGCAAGGTCAAGGAGTGCGCTCCGGCCATGCGGTTCCTATTCCGGATTCAGTGGAACGAAGGAGTGCAGCTCCCGCGCATCCTGGTGCGCTTCGTCTCCAAGAGCTGGAACACGGCCAAGAACTTCGTTGGCTTCATGGACTACGTTGCCGAGCAGGCGAAGGCGTTCGGCCTGACTGACTACAGCCTGTTCGGTCTGCCGTTCGTGCTGACCCTCACCGAAAAGACAAACCCGGAAGAGAAGAGCCGCTTCCCTGTCGTCACCATCACTCCGGAATTCGACCTGCAAGAGTTCCTTGTCTGGCAGCGCAAGCAGCTCGAATCCTTCGGCGGCAAGCTGGCTCTGCCGGCTCCGCTGTCCGCCCCGGAGAACTCTTCCCCCGAGGTCATCGCGGCTGACTTCGCTGACATCGTGCCGGGCCTGCCCGTCTCCAAGCCCGCAGGAGCCCCGGAGATCATCGACGCCGATCCGGTGGACGCTACCCCTGCGACTCTGGCTCCCGAGGCCGTAGCGCGCATCCTGTCCATCGCTAAGGGGAAGGGAATCGAGCCGGAGGAACTGGACCGTATCCTCGGCGCTCCGCTCGCATCGTCCCCGCCGGACCTGGAACTCGAGATCCTGCGGCAAGTCGCGCAGTACAAGGGGCGGAAATGAGCTACGCGGAGTTCATTCAACGCAAGGCTCAGCTCGATTCAGACGCCGGCTTCCATCCGACGTCGATGCCGTCGCAACTTTTCGACTTTCAGCGAGCCCTTGTCGATTGGGCCGTGAGAAAAGGCCGGGGAGCGATCTTTGCCGATTGCGGACTAGGCAAGACTCCTATGCAATTGGCTTGGGCGCAAAACGTCGTCGAGCAAACGAACCGTCCTGTTCTGATTGTCGCTCCACTCGCCGTCGGGCCGCAGACGGTGCGCGAAGGGGAAAAGTTCGGAATTGAGGTCATCCGATCTACGGACGGAGCCATCGGCGGGCCGGCGATCTATGTCACGAACTATGAGCGGCTTCATCTATTCGATTCAACTGCGTTCGCGGGCGCAGTCTGCGACGAGAGTAGCGCGATCAAGCATTTCTCCGGTGCTCGGCAAAAAGCGGTGACTCACTTCATGGCGAAGCTGCCGTTCCGCTTGCTCTGCACGGCGACGGCAGCTCCGAACGACTTCATCGAACTCGGCACGTCTTCCGAGGCTCTCGGTCAGCTCGGTCGCATGGACATGCTCTCTCAGTTCTTCAAGAACGACGAGAACAGCCTCCATCCGATCTGGTGGGGAGCCCGATGGAGAATCAAGAAGCACGCGGAACATGAGTTCTGGCGGTGGGTATGTTCATGGGCGCGAGCGGTTCGCAAGCCCTCAGACTTGGGCTTCGATGACGGTAGATTCAAACTGCCAGAGTTGCGGGTCGTGCAGCATGTGATCGAGAACTCCGATCCGCTTCCTGGGTATCTGTTCAAGCTGCCTGCCGTGACGCTCGACGAACAACGAGCGGAGCGCCGGCAGACGTTGAAGCAGCGGTGCGAGCTGGTAGCCACTCTCTGCGAGCCGCACGATGATTCCGTCGTGTGGTGCCACCTCAACGAGGAAGGGGATACCCTGGAGAGAATGATCCCCGGCTCCGTCCAGGTATCGGGAAACGATCCCGACGAACGCAAGGAGGAAATCTTCCTCGCCTTCGCTAGCGGGGATATTCGAGTCCTTATCACGAAGCCGCAGATAGGAGCCTTCGGCTTGAACTGGCAGCACTGCTCGCACATGAGCTTTTTCCCGTCGCACTCATTCGAGCAGTATTACCAAGGCGTCCGTCGATGCTGGCGGTTCGGTCAGGAAAGGCCGGTGACGGTAGACGTGGTGACGACGGAGGGAGAGCAGGGAGTCCTCTTGAATCTCCAACGCAAGAGCCAGCAGGCCGAAGAGATGTTCGCCAACCTTGTGCAGCACATGAATAATGAACTGGCGATTCAGCGAAAAGCTGAGGACGCCCCTATCGTGGAGGTTCCGTCATGGGTCTAGAGGCTCCGATTCTCACAGACAAGTACGCGCTCTACAACGGCGACAGCATGGACGTTCTGCCGCAGTTGCCGGCGTCTTCCGTTGGCCTGTCCGTCTACTCGCCTCCGTTCGGCGGGCTCTACAACTACTCCTCCAGCCCGAAGGACATGAGCAACTGCCGCACCTATGAGGAGTTTTTCGAGCACTATGAATTCCTCGTCCGCGAGATTCACCGGCTGACGATGCCTGGACGGATGACGGCGGTGCATTGCATGGATTGCAGCACCGCAACGATAAACTGCGGAGCATCGGTGAACGCACACGGAATGCTGATCGACTTTCCCGGCGACATTATCCGCCTGCATCAGCGTCTCGGATTCGGCTACCATGCCCGGTTCGCCATCTGGAAAGAACCGCTTCGGGTGGCGATTCGGACGCGCTCGAAGGGTCTGACGCACAAGCAGTTGGTAAAGGACTCGACGTTCTCGAACAACGCCGGAGCGGACTACCTTCTGGTATTCAAGAAGGTCGGAGAGAACCCTCATCCGGTGGCGCACCCAACGGGGTTCTCGACGTATGTAGGAGAGCGGGAGATCCCCGAGGGGCTGGCGGAAAAGTTCAAGGATTGGACCGACCAGAAGACGAACAAGCTGTCTCATTGGATCTGGCAGCAGTACGCCTCTTCTTTTTGGGATGACATTCGTAACTCTCGCGTTCTCCCGTTTCGAGCTGCAAAGGACCAGGACGACGAGAAGCACGTCCATCCTCTACAGCTCGACGTGATCGAACGGTGTGTGGTCATGTGGAGCAATCCCGGCGACGTGATCCTGACGCCGTTCATGGGCGTTGGTTCCGAGGTCTACGGCGCGGTAATCAACGGGCGCAAGGCTGTAGGTGTCGAGTTGAAGGCAAGCTACTACCGGCAGGCGGTGCGCAACGTCGAAGCCGCTTGCCGCCAGTGGAAGGACGACCCGGTGCAGCTCGGGATCATGGACGCCGAGAGCGTCGATGCGGAAGAGGTAGAGGATATCGAGGCTGAAGCATGACCACTCCCGATCTCTGCCCGAAGCCCCTTCGTCACGGCGTCCCCTGTGGCCGCGAGATCGACCTTGATCACGGCATCGGCCTCTGCACATGGCACTCAGAAGAGGCGAAGGGAAAGCCGCACGCCGACGATGACGATGAGTCACCGAGCGCGAAGAATGTCTGCAGCCGTTGTCGCAAGCGGCCCGTAGCGTACCGGGTCAGCCGGCTTTGCGGGAACTGCCACAAGGTCATGCACCGGCAGAACGTCGTCGAGAGCGGCAAGAGATCGAAGCGACTGTGAAGCTCACACGGAGCGGGACCGGACGAATGAGGCGAGCCACCACACGCCCATTCCGACAGGGCGGCGATCACGGGCAGCCGATTCCGCGAGCCCACTTTGTAGCCTATCCACGCAGCACGCAGGCATAGAGGAGAGCACCGATGCCCAAGAAGAAAGCCGCAACCGATGACCCCGGCCACGTGACGAAGGTCCGACGCCTCGGGATCGAACTTAGCGATGGCGTGACGGAGGAGATTGCCGCCTTTACGGCAACTCGTCCGTATCTCAGGGAGACGGCTGTTCGAGATGCTATTCGCGAGGAAGCGAGAGAAGCTGCCGAATCTGCCGTCTCCGGCCATGTCGCGGAGATCATCGCGGAGAAGCTGAAGTAACAGGAAATGCGGTAGAATGTCCGGGTCCGGAGGCCGCTGGAAACAGCCTCCGGACCCTACCGCACGACATGGAGGTGTCGCTTGGCTAGAACAATCCTACCACTCAAAGAAAGATTCATGCGGCACGTTTCGCCAGAGCCCAATTCGGGATGCTGGTTGTGGATGGCTCACGTCTCCAAGCAAACTGGATACGGGAAGTTCGGCTTGCGATCATCAGGGTTTGGAACAGTTTCCGCACACAGGGCATCGTGGATGATCCATTTTGGTGACATACCTCCAGGGGTGGGAGTTTTGCACCGCTGTGACATTCGATCCTGCGTAAATCCGATCCATCTTTTCTTGGGCACTCACCGAGAGAACGCACTCGATATGGCGTCTAAGTTTAGGGGGTCCAAGGGCTCGGCTGGACTGCCGTACGGAGTCGCCTTCTTCTTAGGTAGGAAGAAACCCTACAGAGCGCAGGTTCAACTGGCTAGAACAAGGCGCTACGGTCAATACAGAGAAACTGTTGTAGATGCTTCGTGTGACGCCAAAAGGCTAAAGGCCGAGATCATGGCCGAGCTGCTCGCGTAGCTTCGTGGCCCCTCTCCGTTCGTCCGTGCCCAGGCTCGCGGAATTCCTCTGCGCGCCAACTGCTCTCGGCTGAGGCACGGGTACTAAAGAGACGGACGGGCGGGGAGGGGCTGTTTTCGTATTGACACTAACCGCAAAGCTCCCGTAAGTTCCAACTATGGAAAACAATCTACTAGATCAAGCGGAAGTTGCGGACCTCCTAGGCGTCCATCCCAAGACGCTCGGACTCTGGCGCGAGAAGGGGATCGGGCCGCGCTGGATTCGCATGGGCGAGAAGCTGATTCGGTACGACGTGGAGGACGTTCGCGCATGGGTGGAAAGCCAGCGCGAGAAGGCTACCGTCTAACGTGGCCCGCTACCGGAAGATCGACGTTCGCATATGGGGCGATGAGAAGTTTCAGGCCCTCTCTGGATTGGAGCCGAGCGGCAAGGCCCTCTGGCTGTACCTGCTAACGAGCCCGAGTACGAACAGCATCCCCGGTCTATTCCGCGCCGGCGAAGCGGCGATGGCAGAAGAGTTGGAGTGGCCGTTGAAAGCCTTTCGGGAAGCCTTCGGGGAAGTCTTTCGGCAAGGCTTGGCGGAAGCCGACTGGAAAGCCCGCGTAATCTGGATTCCGAACGCGCTCAAGTACAACCGTCCAGAGAGTCCGAACGTAGTCGCAAGTTGGGCCGTATCCTGGGATGAGATCCCTGAGTGCAGACTCAAACACATTGCAAACGCTGCACTTAAAGACTTCACCGAAGGCTTAGGGGAAGCCTTCGCTAAAGCCTTCGCCAAGGCTTGCCCGAAGCCTTCCGGTAAGGCTATGCCTAATCAAGAGCAGGAACAGGAACAGGATAAAGAACAGGAACAGGATAGAAGCTTGCCCGGAGTCGCTGCCGCTCCTCCCCTCGCTTCGCCTGCCCTGTTGACCTTCAAGGCCCAAGGAAAGACGGACAAGTGGGAACTCACTCAGAGCCAAGCTGACGAATGGCAAAAGCTCTACCCCGCACTCGACGTGATCGCCTGTTGTCGGAAAGCCTTCGCTTGGGCCGAGGCCAATCCGGCGAAAAGGAAAACCGCGAAGGGGATGCCGGCCTTCCTCGTCAACTGGCTCAACCGAGAGGTCAACTCGAGCAACGGACACGGAGCCAATGCAAAAGCCAGCCGCGACTGTGACCGCTGCTCCGGCAAAGGCTTCATCGAAAAGCCCGATGAGCACGGCGGCTGGTCGATGGTCAAACATCCGTGCAAGCGCTGTCAGGGAACCGGAAAGTTCTGACCGTGAGTCCACTAGCCATCGACTTATTCTGCGGTCTTGGAGGATGGACGGAAGGGCTGATGGAGGAAGGATATCGCGTCGTAGGATTCGACGTAGAGCGTCATGCCTACGGGGATGCGAAGTATCCGGCGCAGCTTGTTCTTCAGGACGTTCTGACGATTCACGGATCGCAGTTCAAGGATGCGGCCTTGATCGTGGCAAGTCCTCCCTGTCAGGCGTACTCTTACCGAGCGATGCCGTGGAAGCGAGCGAAGGCTCTGCCACCACCGGATAACTCGCTCTTCGAGGCTTGCTTCCGAATTCAGCGCGAAGCCATAGCCGCGGCTGGACACTTCATTCCTCTCGTTGTCGAGAACGTCTGCGGAGCTCAGAAGTGGGTCGGGCGCGCGAAGTGGCACTACGGGAGTTTCTATCTGTGGGGAGACATTCCGGCGCTGATGCCAATCATCGCGCCGAAAGCCAAGGTTGGCGGCATTACTTTCAGCGGCTACGGGACTCCTGGATATAAGCCAGTTGCTTTCAACGGCACGGCGGAAACTAGGCTCAAAGCGACGAAGAACGACGGCAGATCGTGGTTAAACGTCGCGCACAATACGCAAATCGGGAAGGGACAGAATCCGGTCAAGCGCATTAGCGAAGCGTACCGCTCGAAAGATCCGGCGAAAGGATACGGCGCGGTGGACGAATCGACAGGCATCAAACAGGGCGGCGATTGGTTCAATAGTTCCGAGCCGTCAATCTCTAGACGGACAGGCAGCAAGAGCATGGCGCGCAAAGCCGCCTCCGCTCACATAGCCAAGATTCCGCTGCCACTCTCGCGGCACATTGCGCGCGCATGGTGGCCGACAGAGGAGAACAGAAAGTGACCCAGACCGACCTTTTCGCCTCACCCGACGCCGCCCCATTCATCCGCCGCGCCAGAATCGAAAACCCGAAGTCCTCGCACGATGCAGCCGCCGAGATCGAGGAGACAGCCGAGAGCCAGTGCATCCGAATTCTCGCGCTCGTCAAGAAGTGGCCAGATCGCACCACGCAGGAACTCCACGAGCTTTCACGGTGGGGAGTCCATACGCTCGGACGGCGGCTGCCCGAACTCAGGCAGAAGGGGCTCGTTGCAAACCCGCTTTACCCGGACCCGCAAGGCGTCGGGCCGGGCATGAGGATTCGGCGGTGTACGGTCAAGAATCGGCTCGCGTTGACTTGGAGAGCGGTATGAACCTATTCCCGTTTCGGGTCAAGGTCATCCAGTGTGCGAGGTGTGGCAATGACCATGACGCAGTTTCGGTGGTTCCGTTCATGAACCCTCCGGAAGGGTATGAGTTCACGCATTGGGGTAACTGCCCGTCGTCAGGCGATCCGATTTTGTTCATCGTGCTAGAATCTCCCGCAGAGCTACCCCCGCCAACCGACACCCCCACCCCATGACCCCGCGCTCCGACAAACCCCAGCAGCCCGCCAACAGGGACCGCTCGCAGCCAGGGCGGTTCGTCCGTTAGGGTCATGGGAAAGCGCTCACAGAACCTCACACCTCCGCCCGGCAAGGGTTTGAGCTTCACACCGGAGGAAGTTATCGCAGTATTCCGCACGAACCACGGCAACGTGTCAGCCACAGCGCGAGTGCTCGGATGCGCTCGAAGAACGGTACTGGACTACTGCGAAAGATTCCCCGAAGTGCAGGCAGCGAAGGAAGAGGGGATCGAGGTCCGCGTCGATGCCGCAGAAGAGGCTCTGCAATCCTGCATCGAAGCGAAGGAACCGTGGGCCGTGCAGCTTGCGCTACGCGGGCAAGGCGCCAAGCGAGGACACGCTGAAAAGTCGGAAACCACGATCACCTTCGACCCGTCGAAGCTCACCGACGAACAGCTAGCCGAGATCGCAGCGGGAAAGAACCCTCTTGCAGTTCTCACCGGCGCAACGAGCTAGCGCGGAGCTAGAGCTGCGGCGACGGCGGGCGCTCGCTCCTTTCGTCCCGCTGACCTTCCGCGAGTTCGTCTCCAAGGTCAATCCGCGTTTCGTCTGGTACAAGTACGCCGAGGTCGTGGGCTCCGTGCTCGAGCGCGTCATTGCCGGCGAACTACGACGGGTCATCATCATGGCCCCGCCGCGTCACGGAAAGTCAGAACTCGTCTCGCGCCTCTTCCCCGCGTACTGTGTCTACCGCTTCCCCGACAAGTTCGCGGCTATCGCATCCTACGGTGCGCGACTGGCCGAGGGCTTCAACCGTCACGCCCGCCGGCACTACTTCGCAACGTGCGGGATCGACCGGACGGAGACGACGGCGGTAGAGCATTGGGAGACGGGCAAGGGCGGCGGCTGTTGGGCGGTCGGCGTGGGCGGCGGATCGACGGGTAAGGGCTTCTCATTCGGCGGCATTGACGATCCGGTCAAAGACGACCAGGACGCGCAGTCCGAAGTGATTCGGCAGCGCACGGTGGACTGGTACGAATCGGTCTGGTCTACCCGACTAGCTCCCGACGCGGCGCAGATCGTCACGATGACCCGATGGCACGAACAGGATCTCGTTGGATACCTGCTCGACAAGGAACGCGGCGAAAGCCCCGAGTGCTGGCACGTCGTCAACATGCAGGCGGTCTACGATCCGGCGAACATGATCGAACTGCCGAAGTCCTGCACTCTTGAACCGGACTGGCGCGAGCCGGGGGAAGCGCTTTGTCCGGAGCGCTACCCGCTCTCCGTGCTGCGCGCCATCGAAGCCAAGACGCCGCGAGTGTTCGCCTCGCTGTACCAGCAGTACCCGCGTCCGCGTGACGGATCGCTGTTCAAGTGGGCGCACTTCGCTGATCGGTTCCTCGACGCGATCCCCGCCGGGATGCAGTGGCTGGCTTATTGGGATACCGCCGGGACCGAAGGCGCGGGCGACCATACCGCCGGTGCGCTGGTCGGCTACAATGCCAAGAGTGGACGCTTTCACATTGCGGAAGTGGTGCGCGGCCAGTGGGGACCAGCCAGGAAGGATATGGAGATCCGCGCTACTTGCGAGCGCTGGCGTAGTCTCGTTGGTCTGTCCTCCGTGTGGCTCGAAACCGAAGCCGGCATCGGAGGCAAGGATCGCACGAAGGCTACTATCGCGGCTCTCGTTGGCTTCCGTGTGCAGACCGAGCACCCGACCGGGAGCAAGGTAGTGCGCGCCGAGGTATGGGCAGCGCAGCAGGAAGCGGGGAACGTGACCATGAGCCGAGGGGACTGGAATCATGGCTTCATCGAGCGGTCTACGGCGTTTCCGTTCTCCAACGTGGACGATGAACAGGACGCGGTGTCCGGAGCGTTCGCCAAGATCGGCACGATGGCTCGCGTATCGGTCTACGTTGCGCCGGAGGATCAGGCCGAGTACGAACGGACGTTGGCGCAGATGAGGGGGGTAGCATGAGTCTCGTTGGAATAACCGAGATCGTCAAAGACATGCCCAACGCCGAGCGCGAAGAGTTCTGCCGATCAATCATGCTGGAACTGGACGCCGAGCGTCATTCTGTGACTACGACTCTCGCATATGCCGCCGTCGCAGCGTCTATCGCAACGCTGGCTCTACTCCTGATCTTCCTCCCGTGACATGGCCCCGCCTCGCATCGGTTATCCTCGCGGCATGGGCGCTGCTGACTTGCGGTGTGACGATGGCGCTCGGCTGGTGGGCGTTGCCTACTTCTGCCGGGCTCGCGCTCGCGGCCTACGCCTACCCGTACGCTCGGAAGTTCTACGTAGACGGACTGGACGAGAAAGACAACGAGGCTGACCGATGAGCGTAGTTACAGTGTCCAGCGAACAAGGAACGGAGCTAGTGGTAAACGGTCTCCGGTTCTCGGCCGAGGTGTTGGGCTTTCTCGCTCCGAGTAGCGGCGAGTGGAGAGGCCCGCTGTGGATTCGCGTATCGGGAGACGTTGCCGAGATCACTACGGAAGATCCGAACCGCGATGAATCGACGGAGCGACGGCAGGCAGAGGCGGACGGAGTGTGGATCGAAGGATTCAAGATCGGAGACGGGACATGAACCCATTCGCCACGCTCGCCAAGTCCACCCGGACGCTGCGACAGCTCGAAACGAAGAAAGCGAATCCGTCGCAGGCGTTGGGCGGGATCATCATTCCGCCGACCGGATCGCACTCGCAGGTCATCGACGTGGGCAAAGATCCGAATGAACTTGTGCTCAAGGGCTGGAAGGCGAACGTCTTCGCCTACACCTGCGTCAAGCGCTTGGCCGGCGCGGTCGCCCAGGTGACGTGGCGCATCGAGCGCAAGACGGGAGAGGGCGAGAAGGATTGGGAGCCGGTTCCGGGTGACTGGCGCAACAAGCTGCTCGCCTACCCGATGGGCTCCGTTCTCTCGGCCTATGAGGTGTTCTTCCATTGGGCCGCGTGGATTGCAATCAAGGGCAACGGTCTGCTGCGAAAGACACTCGGCGGGCCGAACGGGATCATCGAACTCGTGCCCATGTCCCCGAAGAACATTTCCCCGGTGCCGGATCGTGAACTGTGGTGCAGCGGCTACAACTTGGTCGAGGACGGCAAGATCATCTGGAACTTCCCGGCGGAAGAGATCATCCATGCGCGCCTGCCAGATCCGACCGATCCGCTATGGGGCTACGGGATGCTCGAGGCCGCGTTCCCTTACATCGTTTCGGAGAACGCCTCGCGGGATTGGCGATCCGACCTCTACACGAATGGCGGCGTCCCTCCGGCGGCGATCATCGACGAGGATTTGACCCCGACGAACGTGCAGGCCGATCAAGCGGCGCTCTCCGTGGCCTTCCGTCGCAACGCAAAGAACCGAGTTCCGATGCTCATGGGCGGCAAGAAAACGCTGCTCGAATTCGGGTTCTCCCCGGCCGACATGGCGATTCCCGACGACCGCGAGCTGACCCGCAACGAGATCGTGATGGCGTTCGGGATGCTACCTGCCATGTTCTCCACCGACGCAGCGACCTACGACAACCAGGACGGCGCGATTCGGTACATGTACGAAAATGGCGCGGGCGAGCTATTGGCGCTCATGCGGGAGGCGTTGAATCTGGCGCTGTTGAGCCAAGAGGAGCGCGAGTCCGATTCGGTCTACATCAACTTCGACCTGTCCGAGATCCCGTTCTTCCGGCGGCAGAAGGAAGCGCGGATCGAAAAGATGACGCTGGCGATGCAGTCGGGCATCTCGCGGAACGATCTCGTCAACCTGTACGACCTCGGGCTAGAGGACGTGGCAGGCGGGGACGTTCCTTTCGTGGGCTCTGGCCTGACGCCGCTTTCCGAAGCCGCCGATGGTGTGAAGTCCGACGCGGCGGCATCGTTCGGTTTCCCGCCGTCGAATCAGCCGAATCCGTTCGATCCGAAGCCGCAGCCGGAAGAGCCCGCGCCGAATGAGCCACCGCCGCCCACTGAGTAACGCGGAGGTCTACGGGGTTGCGCAAGCCGCTGAGCTCAGTTCCTGAAGAGATTGCGTTCCTCTCCGCCGACGCTGGCCGCGAGCGCTTCCGCGACGGCATGAAGGCGCACGTTCTGTCCCGGTTCGCGGCGCATGGTCAGGCGATCAAGGGCTCCGTGTTCGATCTCGGCGTCTACTATGGATCGCCGTCCGTCGTGCGCGTGGTATCCGATGCGCGGGCCGGAGCGGTAGCTTGGACGGGAGCGCTCTACCCGGAGGATCTTCCGGCGCAGAAGGCCCGCAAGCCCGCCGCCGGAACGAGCGAGGCGGAACTGATCGAAGCCGCGTTGGACGCCGGCATGGAGCTTGGCTTGCAGACGCTCCCGGCACGGGCTCGCAAGGCGGTGGACGTAGGCGCAGCGCGCAAGGTGGCGCGTCAGAGACTCCGGCAGGGATCGTTCCGCAAGAACCTCGCGGCGTTGGAAGAGTCGCAGCGCGGGCTCGCCGTGCTGCTGAATGCCTCGCGTGATCCGGCGCTCACGGTTCTGAAAGACTCGGATCGTCTGGCGCAGGCGTTCGGCTTGAACTCGCGGCAGGCCGCTACCATCGTGCGCGAGACGCGAGCGCTCGTGGACGCGGGCAAGAAAACCGAAGCGATCAAACGGGCGATGGCGAAGCGGGTGCAGCAGGCCATCGAAGCGCGGGCGGAACTGTTGGCGGACGAATTGGGGCGCGAGGCTATCGGCGTGACGCAGACCGCGCTGTGGGAGCAGGCGAAGGCGCAGGGATTGCTTGAAGAGGAGCGGCACCTGCAGGAGTGGGTATCTCGGCATGACGACGTGGTATGTCCGATCTGCGACGAACTAGACGGGCAGCGCGTCGAGATCGGGGAGCCGTTCGAGTCTCCCACCACGGGCGAGCAGTTCGACGACGCGCATGCTCACCCGCGCTGCAGGTGCAAGAAGCGCATCGTGACCGTCCGAACGCCCGACCGACAGACACGGAGGCGCGTGGCTTGAACGGCGAGCCGGAGTGGGTAGCGATCTTCCTCGGCTATCTTCGCCGTCGCATCGACGTTCGCCGGGCGGCTCAGTTGTCGGGCCGTACTCGCACCCAGGTCTACCGCTTCCGGCATTCCAAGAACGGGGCGCGGCTCTTGGCCGAGTGGGAGCGAATCCGCCCGATACGGCAGGTGCATCGAACGCCGTAACGTAGGGTGACACTCCGCAGAAAAACCTGACTTACCCTATGCAGCATGGAAGGTCCGGATACTCTCGTCTGCAAGTCCATCGTCCCCACTCAGGACGCCGAAGTCGCGGTTTCCAAGCGCGAGGTGACCTCCTACAAGTCCATGTTCGGCAACGTGGATCGGGTGCGCGAGATCGTGGAGCCGGGCGCGTTCGCATCGTGGGCCGAGCTGCCGCAGGCCATTGCGAAGGGTCAGATCCCGACGCGACACAATCACCGCGAGCTTGTCGGCAAGATGATCCACGCGGAAGAGGACTTGCTCGGCTTGCTCACGACGGAAAAGTACGGGACCGATCCGGTATCGGATCGCGTGTTCTCTCTCGTTCGGGATCGCATCCTCACCACGTCCAGCTTTCAGGCATCGTACAAGGCGTCCGACCGGGTGAAGCAAAAGGGTCCGGACGGCGAGCCGGTATGGGTGCTGAAGGCGCTCCGGTTGCGCGAGGCAGGCCCCGCCGATCCGGACTTCGCTGTCAATCCCGAGACGCGGGTGGTATCCGTCAAGGGACTGTCCGACGTGGCCTCTGCGCTCTCCAACGTCGCCAGTCTGGACTCGCAAGAGGTCTGGACGATGGACTCGATTGCGCGGCTGTCCGACGCCGACAAGGAGAGTCTGCGGATCATCCTGCGCCTCATGCCGGCGGGGATGGCCTGCGACAAGATCCTCGAAGTCCTCGATGGTGGCGCAGCGGTGGATACCGCGCCGTATGAAGCGGCGGCGGAAAAGGCTTTCCAGATCACCGAACTCTACCGGGCCGCTCGATTGGATGGCCTGTTGGACCGGATCACTCACGGCTTGACGAAGTGCCGCCCGAGCGCGGCGCCCAACTAGGAGGCAGCAATGGAAGCGGAAAAGATCGAGAAGTTGGAGAAGGCGCTCTCGGGTTTCGAGCTGATCCAGGGTGACGTGCAGAAGGCCCTGGCGAACGGCGAGCGCATCGCGGATCTGGCGAAGGATCTGGACAATCAGCGCGCCGAGATCGAAACGGTGAAGGCCGGATTCAAGGCGAGCGGTGAGAAGATCCCCGAGATCGTCGAGAAGCGGCTCTCCGATATCGACCGCCGGCTCGGTCGGCTGAACGGTCCCGGTAGCGGCTCCGATACCTCCGGTGATCCGGTCATTGAGAAGTCCTTCGGCGCGCAGCTCACGGACGTGCTCCAGAACGATCCGAGCTTCCGCGAGCAGGCCAAGCGCGGCAAGGGTACGGGCCGGATCGAACTCACCGGCTCGACGGTGCGAGAGCACTTCGCGGTGCTCGAAGCGGTCAAGGCTCGCGGGATGCGGGCGACCGACGAGGAGATGCGGACCATCGCCAAGACGATGCTTCTGTCCGACAACGCGACGATCACGCCGATCCAGCGTCTACCCACGATCATGCCGATGGGTGGCCGGCGCCGGTTCCTGTCGGACGTGATCCCGGTGCAGAACGTCGAAGTCGGGACGCTCGAATACCTGGAGTACATGGGCCTCGCGCCGGGCACGTACCTGACCGCGACTTCGGTCACCTCGACCGGCACCACGGCGACCCTGACCTACACCGCGCACGGTGCCCGCGTCGGGGACAAGATCCACGTCAAGGACTCGACCGACACGGACTACAACGGATTCTTCATCGTGACCAGCGTTCCGACTGCGGACACGCTGACCTACACGATGGCCGCAGATCCGGGCGACGACACGGCGGACGGTACGATCCTGTGGGCGAACCTCAACCTGTGGGGCTCGGCGGCAACGGTGGCGGAGAACAACCTCAAGCCGGAGTCGCAGCTTGTCACCCGCACGCTTCCGGCGTACATCGAACTCGTCTCGCACATCTTCCGCGTGTCGAAGCAGATGATCGACGACGTACCGGGTCTGCAGGCCGAGATCAACAGCGCGGGCGTTCGCGGCTTGCAGGAGCTGAAGGAATACAAGCTCCTATACGGCGACGGCACCTCCAACACCATCGACGGTTTCTTGCACAAGGCGGGGACTCAGGCGTACACCCAGGCGACGGCGGGCGACAAGGGCCTGATGGTCGCGTTCCGTCACATGATTACGCTCCTCGACAACGTGGGCGCGATGGCGCAGTACACGATCCTCAATCCGGCGGATCGTGAGGCTCTGGACACCGCGACCGATCTGGCCGAGCGGTTCTACGTGGACACCGCGCCGGGCAGCGGCGGATTCAACGCGCTGTGGAGCACGCAGCTCGTCTCGACTCGCTGGATCGCTCCGAAGACGGCGCTGGTGGGCGACTTCGCGGACGGTGCGAAGCTGCTCTCCCGGCAGGGGACGCAGATCTCGTTCACCGATTCGGACGGCGACGACTTCAAGTACAACCGTCTCGCCATGCGGTTCGAGGAGCGTCTCGGCCTCGCCATCACGCGGCCCGAGTTCTTCGGCAAGCTGACCCTGCTGTAAGCGGGAGCGCCACAGAGTAGCTACCGGGGCGGGCAGGCTTGGGCCTCCCGCCCTGTTTTCTTAGGGAGGGGAAGTACATGGGAAATTCCGACGTGACGATGGTGGCTCTCAAGGATCATCCCGGCTACGGCTACAGCGGAGTGGCCTCGCTGTTGGTGGTACGGGCGGGAGATACGTTCACCTGTACGCCGGCCAGAGCCGAGCGTGTGATCGCCAAGGGACTCGGCGCCAAGGTGGTAGCGGTCCCGGTGGAGATCGTGCTCCCTGTGGCCTCTGGTGACGCCGAGGCCGACGTTTCGGAGCCGGTCAAGGTGGACGGTCGGACGAAGGCGGGCAAGGCGGCGAAGGGCAAGTAATGATCTCGCTGGCCGACTTGAAGCTCTACATCGGCGCGCTGGAGGACGGCGACGACGCAGACGACGTGCTGACCGATCTGGAGCTCTGGGCCGTGGCTACGGTGGAGCAGGCTACGGGCCGGTACTTCGGCGCTTCGGGGTCCGTGACGTGGCTTCTGGACGGGTATGGCGGAACGTCGTTCTTCCTGCCCGACACCGTGACGGCGGTGGCTTCGGTTTCCTACCGTGGCTCGATCAGTGCGGACTTCACGGCGCTCACCGTCACGGACGAATACGTCGTCTCGGGTCAGAAGGTCTACCGCGTGGACGGTGGAGAGTGGCCGGAGGGTGAGGGACTGATTCAGGTCGTCGCCACTCGCGGGTACGGTACGGGCGCGGAGCCTGCGCCAATTCGCGGTCTAGTCAAGGATCTCGTCAATTTCCAATACCGCGCTGGCCGCAAGCTCTTCCTCGAATCGGGCGGATCTCCGGACGTGTCGCAGGTGCCGGGGTGGGATCGGGTCATCGCCATGTATCGGGCTCCGAACTATGCCTAGCACGTCCTCATGGATCAACGTCAACGCCGAGAACTTCAAGGCGAGGATGCGGCGCATTTCGGCAGAGGGGAAGTCTCTCTCCAAGCCGCTGAACTCGACTCGCGGTCTTGAGGCGATCCGAATTCTCCGCATGGGGACTCGGGGCATTCGGGCTCAGTTCGCGGACCAGACGGAGTATCGCGGAAAGAACGTGATTCCGTGGGCCAAGACGAAGCCATTCGGCAACAAGCCAGCGCCGAAAAAGACGTTACACGGATCGGGCGGGTATCGTTCCGCGTTCCTCGGTGGGGCCGGTGCCATTCAGCGGATCACGGCGAACTCGGTAGAGGTCGGCGTCGATCCGGTCATGTTCCCGATGGTGAAGATTCACCAGGGCCGCTACGCCTCACGCCGCGTCAAGCCGAAAGAGAAGGTGAAGAAGCTCGGACCGAACTACGGCCAGTGGACGATGCGATGGTTCCTAGGCCTGACCTACGGGGTATGGATCAAGAATTCCAAGCTCAGCAAGGGCGTGCTGATTCCTCGCCGTCGCGTCTCATTGGCTGCGGCGACGAAGAAAGAGATTTCCACGTACCTCGCACGGGATATCAAGGCGCGGATTCGCGGTGGAGCTAGCCTGTGAAGTCCGTCCTCGCCGCTGGCTTCACCTTCGCCAACATGGCCCCGGCGGAGATCGTGCTGTCCCGGCATGTCGAGTACCTGCGGGCGGATACGAAGCTCAAGGCGTTCTTCGGTGGATCGGGCGCGGACGGTCGGAAGATCCGGCACGTCCCGCTCGGGAACAATCTGGAGATTGGCGGGCTCCCGATGCTGTTCGCCATGATCCCGACTTCGGATCGCCAGCCGGCGCCGGGAGCGTTTACGGAAAACATTACCGTGCGCGACGTGATGCGATTCCAGACTTCGACGCCTACCGGGGATGAACCGCTCTACGAACCAGGCATCTGGTCGGTTGTGAACTGTCTCATCGGCGTCGTCACCGCTCCGGGTGCGCGGCAGTTGAACTACGAAACCGTTTCGCATGGCACCGCGCAGCTCTGCACCCGCGTCGATCTCGTACAGGTGAACGTGATCCCGCTCGACTCGCCGCAGCCGGGACCGGGTGCGAACGTGTTCGACGTGATCTGCGACTTTCAATACAAGTCCGTCGTGAGCGTTGGAGCCGATCCCCGGCTCTGGCCTCTGCACGTCTTGGGCGAATAACAGGAGGGACGAACCGTGGCACAGCCATTCTTTGCATCGACCGCAGGAGATCCGGCAAGCCTCATTCGGATGCTGGCTTTCCAGACTGCGGAAAGCGTTCCGTGTCTCGACGCGGCGCTGGTTCCGTACAAGAGCTACGGCGGCATCCTCTCGCCTTCGCCTACCAGCATCCGGCGTCAGTCGATCCTCACCCGACCGATGCGCGAGCTGGACATGCGGAGCAAGGTGAACAATTCGGGTCGGACGCTGCATCTCGGTGACGCGGACCCTTCGAATCACGCGCAGCTCGCGTTGCTCCTGTCGCTGTTTCAGGGCTACGATCTCGCCACGGCGTACGGGCATACGCGGTGGCGGATCTCGCAGCAGCAGGCTATCGACGGAACGCAGCTCACCAAGAAGCTGACGCATATCAACGACTCGAACAAGGGCATCCCGATCCGCCATGTGGACGTTCTGGCGCGGTCGCTCGAACTGTCCATCTCGCCGCGCCAGAATGCGTTCCTCAAGTTCGGCGTGGAGGCGGGACGGTTCGACTTCTGGGAGGTGCCTACGATCACCGGAACGGGCGTGGTTCGTCCGATCCTGCGCGGCACGACTCCCGGCCAGTGGGACGCGGACGCGACGGACAAGGACGTGTTTATCAAGGTCATCTCCGACGACGCTACGACGGTGACGTTCCAGGCCAAGGAAGCCACCGCCGGATCGTATAGCTCGTCTCAGGTGGCGACGAAGGGCGTATGGACCTACGTCTACACCGGGGCCTCTGGCACCGTTCCGCTCGGCGGGCGGGCCGCTCAGGTGGAGGTCTACTTCCCGACCGGAGCGAACAATTCCTTCGTGGACAATGACGTGTTCGAGTTCGCCAAGCGCCGGGTTCTGTCGGTTGTCGATACGGACTACCCGACGCCGCGTCCGCTGGCCGAGACGCAGTTCCGATTCGAGATCAACGGCGAGGCGGTCTACGTCGACAACGGCGTGACGCTCAACGTGGACGTACCCGGAGCCGTGACGCGCTACGCAGCCGGAGGCGAGCAGGCCATCGGAACGGATCGCAAGGGACAGCACGACGTGACGGTGAGCATCGACCGGAGACTCGTCGATCTCGAACTGCAGAAGGCGTTGATGACAGCGGATCAGGTATCGCTCGTCATCGACGGGCGGAACGATACGGTTGTCGGGACTTCCGCGATCTATTGGGGCATGTGGTTCGTGCTCCCGTACCTTTCCGTCGAAGGCACGATGCACGATGCGGACGAAGGCGCGACGAACTACAACGAGACGCTGACCATGCGGGCCTTCGTGCCGGAGTCGGACTTTTCCTATGGCGGCATCACGGACTTCGCCGCAGACCTCGAAGTGGTCGTGGACACGGATCTCGTTGCGGCGGACTTGAATCTCTGATCGTAGTACGGCGGCGGGCGTAGGGGTGTCCTCTCCTCCGCGCCTTCGCCCGTCGCCGGTAGTTTCCGAGGGGGATGGATGGCCGACGACGAAACCATCGTAATCAGGGTGAACGCGGCGCAGGGGGAAGCCGCGCTCAAGGCGTTGGGCTCGGCGGGTATCCAAGCCGGCAAGGATATCGAGACGGTCGGTTCCACGACCTCTGGCTCTACGGACAAGCTCGCTGCGTTCGGAGCGAAACTGTTCGGCCTGACGAAGATTGCCGGGACGTTCGGTGAGGTCATCCGTCAGGTCGGGAACAACGTCCACTTTGAGAGCGACGCGGCGAAGGAAGCGACGAAGGCGACCGCTGACCTGTTCACCGCGATTGGATCGCTGGACGCTCCAGGTGTCGGCGCCGCGCTCGGGAAGATCATCGGCAATCTGGAGGCGATGCGCGAGGGGATTGACGAGACGACCCTATCGCTTGGCGCGATGGCGAACGCTGCCGATGCGAAGAACTTCGCCGGCATCCTGAAAATCCAGGGAGATCTCGTTGCAGGGCATGAAGCCGAGACGGCGGCGCTGAATCGCAAGGCCGAAGCGCTCACTCGCGAGATTGCCACGCAGACGGAAGCCGGAGGGGTACAGAAGTACGTTCGAGATGCTGTGCAGGAAACGCTCGAAGCGTATGAGAAAGCCGGGGAGGCGGTACCTCCGCTGTTGGCGCAACAGGCAGCTCAACTCGGCATCGTCACCCGGTCGCAACAGGACGCTGCGAAGTCGGCGCAGGAACTGGAAGAGGCGGGAGTCAAGTCGGCTGAGGAGCGCGCCAAGGCCGAAGCGAAAGCCGCAGAGGAGATCGCAGCAGCCTTGGAGCGCGAGCGGCAAGCGCTGGACGCCAAGCTCGCGCAGGATGAGGCGAGGCTGGCAAAGTCGCTCGGAGCCGGAGGCAAGATTGATACCTCCGGAGACGCCGACGCTGCAAAACAGGGCGTGAAGGATCTGCGCGACGAGATCAAGCGGCTGGAAAATCAGCCGATGCTTGACCCCGCAGAGCAGAACAAGCTGAACGAGCTAAAGGATCAGGCAGCACAGGCAGCGGCATCCGTGCGGGATCTTGGGAAAGTCTTCACGCAGACTGCGAATGACTTCCTCACGGAAGGCGAGGCGGCGGACGCGGCGGCGGCGGCTTGGGACGTTTACCGGGACCGTGTAGACAAGGCGGCTCTCGCTCACGATGATGCTCTCCGCTCGACGGAGGACGCGGACGCTGCGCTCGCAGACTTCACAGATACGGCGGATGAAGCTGCATCCTCGCTAGGCGACGTTGCCGATGCTGCCGGATCGCTTGGCGACGAATCGAAGAAAGGCGCAGAGAAAGGCAAGGAAGGGCTGGACAAGCTGAAGGATGGCTTCACGGAGGCGATCCCATTGGCAGAACAGTTGCGCGACGTCATGCAAGAGATCGTCACGCTCGGATCGCAGGCGGATATCTAGGCGATGGCAACGCATCCGTTCGCGCAGAAACTCGAGATCGCCTTGGAACACGCGAAACGCCTGCGCGACTCGTTGCTCGCGTCGAAGGAAAAAGCATCTGACGCGGGGGAGAAGGCCGACAAGCCGATGCGAATTACGCGCATCTTCGGTCGGCGCCAGTTGGGCGAGCTCGCCACGGGGCAACCGAACGTGGTTGTTGAGCCGGGCGAGGCGAACGCTAGCCAGGATAAGAAGTCGCTGGACATGGCGAAGGATCAGAGGCTGCGGGCTTTGAACGAGGCGTACGCGAAGGCGCTGGCGGCTTGCGAGCAGGCGCGGCAGGCAGCGCGGGGACCGGGAGGAACGCGGCAACTGAGCGACGGGACGTTCGCTCCGATCCGCCGGCCCGAAGTGTCGCTCCCGTGCCCGCAGGCGACGGCGCTGGCGAAACAGATCAGCGCGTACATCTCGCAGCGGTATGGGCGCGTCGGGCCGAAGCCGGTAGCGAACAGCGGCGGCGGTGGCGGGGGAGGTTTCTAGTGGGCAAGCTGTCACAGAGTCTTTCGAAAGCCGCCGACGAAGCGGAGCGCTTGAATCAGGCGCTGTCGTCGCTTCCGGTCGGCGGTGAGTTCTCCGGCCCCGGTGGCTCCGGCGGTGGCGGTGGCGGGCCTGCGGTCGTGTTCAATACCACCGTTGTCTCGCCGCAATCCGCAGGCCGGACGATCCGCACCGGAGAGGGCTCCGGCTCGGGCGGACGGGACATTGTTTCTCGCGCCTTCGCCTACTACGGCATCAGTTCCGCCGGAGCGAGCCGAGCCTTCATCGCGCAGATCGTCCGAGAGTTTGAACGAATGCTCGCGAAGGGATCGCTCTCTATCCGCGCCGGGGGAGGCGCCTAATGGGGTATCTTGATTGGGACTCCCGCTACCTTTCCTCGGTCCCTCATCTCGACGGCGTGGAATGGACCGAGCAGGGTCACCCGCTCGGCATGACGTGGAAGGAAGCGGAAGAGGACGAACCGTTCCTGATTCAGACCGCGAGCGGCGAGAGCGTGGTGCAGTCTGTGTTCTCCGGCGTGGCGTCGTCCGACAAGGCGGCGCGGCTCATCTTCGACATGCCGTTTCAGCTCATTTCCGAGGACTCATTCCGGCGTTTGAAGATGGCTTCGGCCAAGGGAGAGGCGGTCAACTTCGTGCCGCACGTTTGGGAGATGGATCATTTCTCGGACGCGGGCATCGGGGACTTGTACTCCCTCACGCATCCGGTCGCTTGGGGTATCGCAGCGGGCGTTTCGTCGGGGACGCATCCGGCGGTTTTCTACAAGGACGGCGTGATCGACGCGGACTGCGCGAGCTTGGGCGGGACACTCTCGCAGACGGTGACCGTAGCCGAGGCGGGGGATATCGCGGTCTGGTACATCCCGGTTATCCGGGTCATGGTTCGCGGCCTGCAATTCGAGTTCGCCGGGGTGAACGGCGTAACGTGCAGCTTCGTCCTTGAGGAAGTCCGGCGCTATGCCTGAGGTTCACGCCTACCTGTTCTCTCGCGTAGACGCGTTCGGTTCCGATCCGCTACAGCTCCGCGTCCAGGTGCAGAACGACGTAGACGATCCGAACGGGCTGCGAATCGACGCGGCGATAGACGGGACCGCCGGAGCGATGGCGGTGCCGACAGGGATCGCAAAACAGAAGATTGCCATGCGAGTCTACGTGGACGGTGTGATGGTTCCTGAGTTGACCGCCTGCCGCGTGACGCGCTCTCGGAAACAGAACTTGCAGACGTGGGACTTCACGGTCCCGATCCATCCAGGCGCCACCGGGTACGCTGGCGATTGGGTCGGGAACGGCGTCGGTCTGTGTAAGCGGCGCGTCGATATCTACGGCGTCTATCTGACCTCGACGGGCTACCATGAAATCCCGCTCATCTGCAACGGGATCACCGATAACGAAGGGCGAGAATCGAACGATGGAGCGCTCGTTACCTACACGGGCGTAGATCGGGGCGGGCGCTACGACAAGGAAGTGATCGACTTCGTTCTGCCACCGGGCTCGGGAGTCTCGCGGGATCGGGTACTCGCGGTGGCTGCGCGCCGGGCAGGCGTCGAGGATATCTCGCTCGAACACTCGCCTACTCCGATGCTGCATGAGTTTCAGATGGTGGACGCCGAGTTCATTCCGCCCTGTCAGGAACTGGCCGACGTGGAGGGCCGCGTCATCCAGTGGGACCGGCAAGGGTACATGATCTGGCGGCGTTACGGATCGGGCGCGATGGTCCCGTCCTCGGCGCGGTGGGCCTTCACCGAGCGCCATTGGGTAGCCGGTTCGGGCAAGCTCACGCAGCCGGGCGAACTCATTACCGAGATCACCGTCGAGAGCGATATCCAGAAGGTAGTCGGCCCGTGCGGAGACGTAACGTCTCGCGTCACGGTCACCACGAAAAGCCTGATCGGTCCGGCATCTCCGGCCTACGCTCAGAGTGCGGGCAGTTCCTACGCGGCGAATCCCGCCTCGCCTGCGCTCACAGAGCCCATAACGGTCAAGGTAGAGACGTTCGATACAACGCGGCGCTGCGGCATCATCGTCTACGAAAGGCGCACCGTTCAGGAGTGGTTCAATCCCGAAGTAGCGCGCTACGAATGGAACGCGACGACCGACTCGTGGGATACCTTGGGCGGGGTCTACACCGACGACAATACGGACGACGATTCTCCGGCCTACGCCTACGCGCAGGAGCGATGGCACACGACGGAGATTGACGAGACCTGGCACTATTGGTTCCGCGAGAATTTCGAGGGTCCGGAGGCGTTCTATATCCCGCTCCGTCCTTCCGGCCTTGACATGGGCTGGGGGCTGCGGGCGCCGAAGGGGTGGGACGGGCAGACAAATGGAGAGACAGGATTCGTGGATGCGAACGATCCAGACCACTCCTATGACCGCCGATGGGAAGGTATCAAGATCGGGACGCTCACGAAGTCGCAGCGGTGGGTCGGTGTCAAACAGTACGTCCGCACTCGCTCGATCACGTCCTACCCGTTGGATATCTGGGAAGAGATCGAACCCGCGAACGGGTACAAGGTGCTCGGCGGCAAAGAATCCATCGTCTCCGATGCAGAACAGTTTCTGCAGACGGAACAGATTGTCACCATCCTCGGAGCGGATCTTCGCGGCTACCAGACCGACGAGGATGAGTATCGGTTTCAGTACTTTGTCGGCAAGGGATCGAAGTACCTATACGGAGACGATACGGAGCGGGCCGAGGCGTACGAAACGCTGCAGTTTACCGGGGCGACGTATACGAAGTTCATTGGGACGGGCGAACAGTCGCACGATGAGATCGTGACGGAAACGAATCAGGACGATAGGACGGTTCAATCGGTGGCGAGTACCGGACTGGATTCCTACCTGCCCGCCGCCGAGAGGATTCCGGACTCCGGGCCAACTCAGGATACGGACGTTTACACCCACGACGCCGAGGCGAGCGAACTCTACCAGCGCGCCTATCGCACGGAGTCGAAGCCGATCTCGGTGACCGTCACGGACGATTCTTTGGAGCACTGTTCGACGCGTGGCGTCCACAAGGTTCATTCGCAGTACATCGAAAGCGAGGATGAGGCGGACTGGCTCGCGCGGTGGCTGCTGGACGAAGGCTCGGCGGGCGTCTTCGACGGCGAGCTCGCGGGCGCGAACTTCTTCGTGGAGCCGGGCGATTTGTGCTCGACGCTGCGCTATCGTCAGATCGGCCTCTCTGGGTGCGAGGGTCGCATCGAAGAGGTGACGTGGGATTGGAAGGCGGGCGCGGTGCTCAATACGAAAGTGCAGGCTCTACTCTACCCATGAAGAACTTCGGCCCGAACTCTCCGCGCACGGTACGCGGGCTCTTGGAGCGCCGCAAGCCGCGAGGCGTGATGGATACCCGCTGGCACCAGGAGGCGGATATCGTCACGGCTCCCATGTCCAGCCCGTTCGGCAAGGGCTTCCACGAATTGAAGTCTCCCGCCGGGACGCGCTACCTCGTCGCGGATCAGACTGGCGGGCGGACCTTCGCCCCCGATACTGAGGTCATGGTGGCCGTTCCTCAGGGATTGCACAACAAGGCGGTACTCGGCGGGGCTCCGGCTAACAAGAAGGGTGGGGCAACGCGGACGCGCTCTTCCCGTCGTCGCGGGACGGTGGTGCTGGACGCGAATCAGTACGCCTTTGGTCAGGATGGCGACTCGAATCTCGTTGCTGCTCTGTATAGCGACGGTACATACGTTTCGACTCGGGCGACGTTGGCGCCTTTCGGAGATACGTTCACGGGCTGCATCTTGACCGACTCTTCCGCTGTGGTGGGCGACGGAAGCCTTTTGATGCGCGGTGCGTCTGGATTGTACGTGTGGGACGTTGAGGGTGCGGCAACCTACTCCTATTCGGCTCCGGGCGGATGGCTCATTTTGACCGCTCCGTACTACCAGAACGGGCTCCTGTATTGGGTGGAGTGCGAGGATTTCCCCGACCTGACTACGGTTGATTTCGACGTGCGGCTGCGGTCTGCGGCTACCGATCTCACCGGAGCGTCAACGATCACGACGACAAACCTGACCATTGCGGCGGCGCAGTCAGACCTTGGCGGTTCCGTCATTGAATACTTCACTCACATTGGTGGAGTTCCGGACGTTGGGGCCGGAATCCTCGTTGACGAGGATGGCGCTGTGGTCTATTTCTTCTGTCGCCCGGAGGACGGGAATGGCGAGCGGACGGACTACTGGAATCTCCAATTCCGGTTCGCTCTTTCCGGAGGCGCTCCGTCCTATCGCTTGTGGTCAGCACCCGAAGGAACGGAGTTTTCAGGAGTCACCATCGGGGTAACATCCTTTGCGTTTTTCATTTCGAGAGCAGACCTCGGATACATTCCTGCGGTCATGTCGAAGGCCGACAATTCCTCGGCTGCTGCTGCTGACTATTGGGACACGTCCACGCTGGAAACGAGTGGGGCAAGTTCGATCAGTATCGGAACGGGCGGAAGCGTGATCCAGATCCACTCGTCTGCCGCGAGCGGGTATCTGATTCGCGGGGTGGCTTCCGGCACGGTGATTACCTCATCCATCGAAGCCTTCGATGGCACCAACTATCCGACTGCAATGTACTACTTTGGAGAGTGAGTCATGGCCGATCCAGTCTTGCAATGGTTTGAAACGGACGGCACGACCGCTGCCGGAGTCGATACCTACACGCCGACCGCTGGAACTCCTACGGCGGCGCAGACGACGCGGATCTACAACGATAATGGCGGTGCCGCGAGCGCGGACGATGCGACCGAATTGCGAATCACGGCGGTCTCTCGGAATGCAGGCGATACGAACTTCACCGCCGAGCACTCGCTGGCGGCGGGCGCGTACATCGAATGTCGGGCCGTGGGCTCTGGCGGCGTCGGCGTCGCAGCGCAGACGACGGAGTGGACGCCTATCGGTAAGGGGAAGTACCTCTACCTGCGTGATCTTCCGTCCAACTGCTACCGGACTATCGAGACGCGAATCAACGCGCCGGCTGGCTACGGCACGGCGGACGTGGAGGTCCTTCTGGACGCGGTGGCCGCTGCGCCTGCGGTGGCGATTGAGGACGGGCACCATGAATCCGGCGCTGTGGGGATCTGCCACGGCGTCGGGGATGGAGCCTTCGAGGCGCTGTTGGAGGGCGGTACGCTCACGGCGTCGGGCTCGCCGGATAACATCGTCCACCTGGACCTGACGACGTGGATAGCCGCCGGGGTGCCGCATTCGCTTCTGCCGGGGATTGGTGCGGCGGAAATCACGATCAACGGCACGGACGGAGCTTCCGCGTCGCTAGCCTCTGGAGAGAGCTACTGGGTGGCTCTGAGCCTCGCTTCGGACGGGACCGTGACGCAGACCAAGGGCAGCAAGGGAACGGCGCCTCTGGCCGTCTCTGCGCGCCCTACGCCTCTGTCGGATGAACCGCTGCTCGGCTACGTCGAGCGCGAGTTTGACGCGACGATTGAGAGCGGCGATATCTACCAGGATGACCGGGTGTACGGATGGTTCAAGGCCACGACTTCCGGGGCCTCTCTGGTGGCTGTCATCTCGGGCGGGCAGGCGATGGTGGACAATCGGCTGATTACCCGTACGGGCGCTACTTCGGTCACGCTCACGGCTTCGCAAACGAACTACGTCTACCTGAACCCGGCGGGCACGCTGAGCGCCAACATCACGGGAGCCCGTCCGAACGTCCGGTCGCTGCTGCTCTACGTGTTCACCACGGACGGATCGGGCGTCACGGCCACGGTGGACCGCCGGACGTATTGCGGTCGGCGAATTCATGCGATGCGGTTTGAGAAGTCGGGCACTCTCGCCGGCACGAACACGGTCTACAGCGCGTGGCCGTCCGGGTCGTATGGGTACATCCTGCCGTGCGTGGGAGTCTTTCTGGCGCTTGCCTCCGCTGGTGCGACCTCCGGCTCTACGATCTGCGACCTCGAACAGAGCAACGCCGGTGCGGGCTTTACGACGATCTTCACCTCTCAGGGATCGAGCGACCAGCGCCCCACCATCGCGCAGGGAACGGCCAACGCCATCGACTCCGGCGCCCGTCCAGAGGTCTACACGATCTATCCGTGGAGCCGGTGGCGCGGAGTCGTCGATGCGATCCCCGGCACCGCGTCTACCGATCTCAGCCTCACCGTTCTCGGCGTCGAGGTAGACCAATAGGAGTGACACTCCGGGCAATCTCGGAGCCTACAATCAGTCGGACTACAGGAGACTCAGACCATGCGCTACGACCGCCACCGCAAGACGTTCCTACTCGCCGCCGCCCTTGCCGCGTTCGCTTCGGTGGCGAGCGCTCAGGTGATCGGCAAGACCATGACCGTGGCCGGGCTCCCGGTCTGCAACAGTCCGAAGAACTTCGGCCTCGTGACCGACGCGACCAACGCGACAACGCTCGGCGCGGGTGGTGGGAGCGCCCACGTCTGGGTGACCTGCGCCTCGGGATCGTGGGCCATTGCCGAGGTCGCAGCGGTGACGGATCTGTCGGCGTATCTGCCGGTGTCCGGTACGACCGCCGCGCCCATCGTGATTCAGAACAGCGGGGCGGGGAATGATGGTTCATTCATCGTCATCGACGATCTGATTCTGACCGGTCAGGATCTACTCCCGACGTTCAGCGCTACGGCGGTCATCACGGCGCCGGTTACCAACGTCGTCGCGTCCACGTCTTCGACGATCACCACCCCAACGCTCACCGCCGCAGTGACTACGGGCGTCATCGACGCGGGCGGCGGCACGGACGAACTGACCGTTACCAGCACTTCGGTGGCCGTGGGAGCGAACACGCTCTTCTACCCGGCCAAGGCGTCGGCTCCTCCGGTGGCGTGCTCTGGCGGCACCGCTGGCGGCGAGTACTACGACACGGATATCAACAAGCTGTGCCGGTGCAATGGTACGAACTTTGTCCTCGCCAACGACGACTCGACGACGACCGGATGCAGCTAGGAGCAAGCATGAACCTCGCCAACTTTGGGGCCGTCCGCAGACTGCTACTCGTCTCGGCGGTCCTCACCCTCTCTCCTCTCGTCGCGTCGGCGCAGATCGTGGAGCGCTCGCAGACGTGGGCGAACCTGATCGCAACGCATCCGTGCAACGCCGGCCTGAACGGTCGGCACACGATCCTGACGGACGCGCAGTCGTCGTCGAGCATCGGCGGCGGTGGCGGTTCGGTTCGCGTGTTCGTCGAGTGTGACGGCGTGGATACGTGGTCCATCGTAGACATTGGTGGCGGCGGTGCGGACCTCTCCGCCTATGCCCTGCTCGCTGGAGACGAAGATGGGCAGGTGATCCAAGGCATTGCCGGCGAGAACAAAGCAAAGCTCGATATCGGACATGCTCAAACGACCATTGCCCAGTTGCGAGGGGAGGGAGCGGCGCCGGGATACGTTCAGGCCAACGAGGTTGGCGCCTACCTTTCAAGCGCCGACGAGAGCACTTATCTCGATCTTTACGACGGGATCATCGAATTCAGTACGGATGGAGTTCTTTCCGCTAGCGCTGATGTCATTCGAATCATCTCGGGCCAGACCCCGCCCACCAACGCCAACGACGCCTGCACCGCCGGCGACACCATCGACACGGCGACCTTCCACTACTACTGCCCCGCGACTAACACCTGGGTCCGCGTGGCAATGGCGACTTGGCCGTGACCAGCTGATGCTCTTCGTCAGCCACTTCTGCGCCGCATGGGTGGCGGGCGCGTGTCTTTCCGATTCCATTCGGATCAATAAGTGGCCCTGAACGTCAACTTCTGGCGGCTCGGCACGAAGGCGGTGCGCGTCGTCACGGCGGACGCCGTTGAAGACGAGCCAGCCTCGGGAGTTCCTGCGGGCGCGAGGCTGTTCCGAACGGATACCAGCGAGAGCCGGGAGTTTGACGGCGCGGCGTGGTCTAGCTCTGGCGGTGGCGCTACGGGTCCGACGGGTCCAGCTGGGCCTACGGGTCCAACGGGTGCCACGGGTCCGACCGGGCCGGCGGGTCCAGCGGGCAGCGTTGGACCTCAAGGGCCGGCAGGACTGGACGGGAGCGACGGCGCGGACGGGGCGCAGGGACCGCAGGGCATCCAAGGCATTCAGGGACCGGCGGGGAACAACGGTGCGGACGGCGCTCCGGGTGTTGGCTTTGGTGCCGTCGTCAAGCTTTCCGCAGACCTTGCCGCATTCACCGCAACCGCCCTGGCCGATACCACCGGACTCTCCTTCGCGCTGACCTCGGGACGCTTCTATTCGTTTCAGTTCTGGATTCGGTTCTCGACGGCGGCGACCACGACGGGCGCTCAGTTCGCTATCAACGCTCCGGCAAACTCCTACATTGTCTATCGCACAGAAACCTCGTTGACCGCTGCCGCTGCCGGTGCGCCTACGTTCCGCACGGCGCGAGCGGTCAACATAGGAACGGCGTCGGCCTCGGTGGATTCCATCGGCGGGGATCTGCTCTGCATCATCTCGGGCGTTGTCAAACCATCTGCCGGCGGGACGCTCATCGTTCGCACCGGGACCGAAGTCGCCGGGTCCGGAGTGACGGTAAAAGCTGGATCGTGTGGCGTTCTGTACGACTTTGGAGTCTAGCGTGGGATTCGAGCTAGAGGAGCCGGACGGAGCCATCTGGAAACGAGTCCGAATCCTCGTTGTCGAGGATGATCCATCGGCGCGAGAACTCTTCTGTATCGCGCTCCGCAAAATGCCGCTTTGGGAAGTGGCCGAGATCGTCCAGTGCGGAACGGTCAACGGCGCGGAGATGGCGCTCAAGTCCGGGCCGCGCTTCGACGTGATTCTCTTGGACCTTGGCCTACCCAACGGCAAGGGTCTGGAGGTCATCTACCGTCTATCGCGGGCGCAGGCGTTCCCGCCGGCCATCATCGTGCTCACGGGGATGGAGTTCGATATCGCGCATGAGGTGCAGGGCATCCGCGAGGGCGCGGCGACGTGGGTTCGCAAGTCGGACCTTGTACGTCGCGGAGGAGCACTGGATTGGAGTCCGCTGGAGCGGGCGGTGAGCTATTCGCTGGCTCGCCGTGACTGGCTCGGGCCGATGTTGATTGAACGCTCCCGCAGGATCGCCGCCGAGGGGGTGAGCAGTGGATGACCTCGCGGAGCGGCTACACGAAGTCGAGCGCATCTCCCGCGAGAATGCGGTGGCTATTGAGCGAGCCGCTGCCGATGCGAGGAATGCCCGAGACGCCGTGGCCGACTTCCGCCCGATTATCCTCGCTCGTTCCGGTGACGAACAGCGGCGCGACAAGTTTGAACTCAACGTGAATCAGGCGCACGACAAGCTGAGGGCGCACGGAACGCGACTCGCCGGCTTAGAGAGGTGGAAGGATCGGGCGCACTGGACCGGGCTCATCATCATGTTCCTCGGTGGCGCGCTCGCTTGGATCGTGGATAAGGTCATCGCGTTGCAGAAGTGAGGGGAAACTATGGGCGCAGAACCTAGGAAGCTGACCGACGCGGCGATTGATTCCGCGATCCACGGTCTTCCCGAGCCGCAGACCGGGTGGCGGAACCTGATTCCGCCCGAGGACTTGGGAGCGATGAAGGACGCCGGGTCCGGGCAGATCACGCTGCAAGCGTGCGTTGCGGCGCTGCACTACGGCAACCGCCTGCAGGCGATTCGGACGCTAGAGAACTACGCCGCGCTCTGCCCGACGCGCTTCATGCTCAGCGAGCCGTGGAGCCTAATCTACGGGAAGGCCATCGTCTGCAATTGGCTCGCGGTGATCCTGATTGCGGATCGTATCGGAGAGCGAGCACTGGCGCGCAAGTTCCGTCGTCTGGTCGAGACTTGGGCGGGCACCTGCGCGCTCATGGAGTCGCACGGTAAGGTCATGGCGGCGGGCTGTCGCTGTTGGGGCCATGAGGTCCACGGTGGCGGGTGGGATGACCTGTGGGCGTTCGCTTGCCGGCGGGACAATCCTCCGGCGCCGAGCTCGCGCAAGTACGGAACGCCGGGCGCAGCTCACCAATCGCCAGCGCAGCGCACCGATTCAGCCACCCCCAATCGTCCGACGCTCCCGGCGTTCCGTACTTGCGC